CACAAACTTATAGGTTTCATAATGGAACAAGTTTAAATGCTAATGGAGATATTGTCTGGCAAGGTAATTCTTATATAAAAATGCCAATACAAGCAGAAGGTTTTGCTTATCAAAAAGGCCAAGTACCAAGACCTACTTTAACTGTTAGTAATGCCCTCGGAACTATTACTGCCATCTTATTAAATGTAAACAAGGTAACAACAGGAAATGATTTAACTGGTGCGACTGTAAAAAGAATAAGAACAAGTGCAAGGTATCTTGATGCTGTTAATTTTTCTGGTAATACAAATCCGTTAGGTACACCTGATCCTACTGCAGAAGATGTAGAGACTTACAAGATAGATAGGAAATCAGCAGAGAATAGAGAAGTTGTACAGTTTGAACTTGCTGCTGCAATAGATATAGCAGGTGTGTATGCGCCAAAACGTCAATGTACTAGAACAGAATTTCCTTCTATCGGTACATTTATAACATGACTTGGAAAGAAGAAGCACTTGTTCATGCGAAAGACCAAGATCCTAAAGAGTCTTGCGGTCTGTTGTTAAATATTAGAGGAAAAGAAAAATATTTTCCATGCCGTAATCTATCAATGACAAGTCATCAATGTTTTATTATTGACCCTGAAGATTATGTAAGAGGTAGTAACTTAGGAGATATAACTGGTATTGTGCATAGTCATCCAGTAACACCTCCTATAGCTAGTCAGGCAGATAAAATTTCTTGTGAACAAAGCAATCTTCCTTGGCATATTGTTAATCCAAAAACAGAACAATGGGGATATTATGAACCTTGTGGGTATAAAGCACCTTTAATTGGTAGGCCATGGGTATGGAATGTTACTGATTGCTTAGGACTGGTAACGGATTGGTACTTAGAAGAAAAAGGAATTAAGTTAATTAAAGCAACAAGACCTTTAACACCTGAAGAATTTGAAGAAAACCCAAAATCAGAAGTAGATGGTGATTTTAATAATTATCTGATAAAAGTAGGATTTCGCTTATTAGCACCAGATGAAAAATTAGAAAATGGGGATGTTTTATTAATGGGGATTTTCAATAAAGGATTAAATCATGTTGGAATTTTTATAGATGGTGATATTTTACATCATTTAACAGATAGACTATCTTGTAGAGAGCCTTATAATCCATGGTTATTAAAATGTACAGGTGGGAGGTATCGTTATGCTACGTAAATTAAAAATATATGGCGAACTTGCTGAATTTATAGGTCATAAAGAATTTGAAATACAGGTAGATAGCCTTGCAAAGGCGGTAAGTTTTTTAGTTAATAATTTTCCTCAAGTAGAAAAATATATGAACCCTAATTATTACCAAATAAAAGTCGGTGATTATACTATTAGTGAAGAAGAGCTATGTAATCCCATAGGACAGGAAGATATACACATTGTCCCTGTTGTCGCAGGTTCAGGTAGGATAGGAAGAATATTTTTAGGAGTTGCTTTAATTGCCTTTTCTTTTGGAGCTTTTGGAGCTTTTGGAGGAGGTTTAACTTTTGGAAAAGGATTTGCTGCTAGTTGGAAAGCAGCCTCATTATGGGGAGCAAAAGGAGCTTTACTTCTTGGTGGTACTTTGGCACTCTCAGGGGTAAGTGAATTATTATATCCACTTCCAAAATTAGAAGGCTATGAGTCAGAACAAGATCCTAAATTATCATTTAATTTTTCTGGAACACAAAACACCTCAAGGGCAGGTACACCTGTTCCTATAGTTTATGGCGAAATTATGACAGGATCAGTTGTTATAAGTGGAGCTATTGACACTCAACAGGTGCAAGCATGACAAACGTACCAGAGAAAATTATTAGAGGTTCTGGGAAGGGCAGCAGAAATCAATCACCACCCCCACCTACTAGAACACCTGATAATTTACATAGTAAACAGTTTGCTACTTTTCTTGACCTTATTTCTGAAGGTGAGATAGAGGGTTTTGCTACTGCTTCAAAAGAAGGATTAACAAAAGGAACAACTGCATATAATAATGCTGCATTAAAAGATGTATTTTTAAACGATACACCTATTTTAAAATCTACAGCTAATTCTGCTAGTCCAAATTCTACCGATTTTAATTATCAAGATGTATCTTTTAATCCTAGATTTGGTACTGCAGATCAAACAAAAGTAGAAGGGATTGAAGGTAGTTCTTCTTTAGCAGCAGTTGGTGTAACTGTAACAACATCTTCTCCTGTTACTAGACAAATTACAAACACAGATGTTGACGCTGTAAATGTAACAATAACTGTACCTCAACTACAAAAGGCAACAGATAAAGGTGATGTATTAGGTGCTACTATTCAATTAAAAATATCAGTTCAATATAATTCTGGTGGCTATACAGATCTCTTTACAGATACGATTACTGGAAGAACTGCTGACGCATACCAAAGAGACTATAGAGTTAATCTTACAGGTGCTTTTCCTGTTGATATAAGGGTTTCTAGGATTACACCAGATAGTACAGACTCAATGTTAATTGATGCTTTCCAATGGACAAGCTATGGAGAAATTATTGATGATTCTAATACTTATGCTAATAGTGCTTATACTTCTTTGCGGTTGGACTCAATGCAGTTTGGTTCAGTACCAAGCAGAAAATATCGTATCAGAGGAATAAAAGTAAGGATTCCAGGGGCAGGTGCTAATAGTTCAGGTACGCCAACTGTTGATAATGCTACTGGCAGAATAGTTTATCCAACTGGTTATATTTTTAATGGTGTCATGGGTGCTGCTCAATGGTGTTCATGCCCTGCAATGATATTATTAGACCTTCTTACAGATACTAGGTATGGATTTGGTAATCATATAACTGATAGTACTATTGATCTATTTTCATTTGTAACCGCAAGTAAGTTTGCAAATACCCTTGTTGATGATGGTTTTGGAGGGCAAGAAGCTAGATTTTCATGTAACGTAAATATTCAATCTTCAAGTGAAGCCTTTAATTTAATAAATGACTTGGCAGGTGTTATGCGTTGTATGCCTATATGGTCTGGTGGCACTATTCAACTTGCACAAGATAGCCCTAAAGATGCAAGTTATTTATTTAATTTATCTAATGTAACTGAAGCAGGTTTTAGTTATTCAGGTAGCGGTTTAAAAACTAGAAATACTGTAGTTTCTGTTGCGTATTTCAATATGGATACTAGGGATATAGATTATGAAGTTTATGAAGATACCGCTTCAATAGCAAAATTAGGGGTAAGTATTAAACAAGTAAGGGGATTTGCTTGTACATCAAGAGGACAGGCCAGTAGATTAGCAAAGGCTATTTTATTTGCTGAACAAAATGAAAGCGAAATAGTTACTTTCGGTACTTCTATAGAATCTGGAATTATTGTAAGACCTGGAACAATCATTAGTATCGCTGACCCTGTTAGAAGTGGAGTGAGAAGAGGTGGAAGGATCGCAGCAGCTACTACTACACAGATCACAGTAGATGATTCTACCTCGACTGATTTACCAATAACTAATAATCCAACTTTAAGTGTAATCTTGCCTGATGGAACAACAGAAACCAAGTCAATATCAAGTATTTCGGGTACGGTCATAACAGTTTCTTCTGCATTTTCACAAACCCCTAATGTCAACACGATTTGGTTATTGCAAGATGACACAGTTGAGGCGCAGAAATTTAGAGTAATAGCAGTAGAAGAGTCTGAAGGTGTTAATTATTCAATTACAGCTTTATCTTATGTTCCTGAAAAATATGCATTTATTGAAGATGGTGCAAGTTTACCGACAAGAACAGTATCTATATTAAATGAATTAAAAGACCCACCTGGTTCATTAATAGCAGAAGAAAAAATTGTTGAAATAAATAACAGGGCTATATCAAAATTAATTCTTAGTTGGCAGCCTGTTATTGGTGTTACTCAATATCAAGTAAATTATAGGTTTAATAATGGTAACTATATTTCTACAACAGTTCCTTCCCCTGATTTTGAAATATTAAATACTGATGTTGGTACATATGAGTTCCAAATATTTAGTTTTAATGCTGCACTACAGACAAGTGCCGTTTCTTCTGATTTAACTTTTAATACTATTGGTAAAACTGCAGTTCCACAGGATGTAACAGGTCTTTTAGTAGAACCAGTATCCGATCAATTGCTTAGATTACGTTTTAATAAAGCTACAGATGTTGATGTTACGCATGGTGGAAACGTAGTTGTAAGGCATAGTAACCTTACAGACGGTACTGGTACTTTTACTAATTCTGTTGATATTATCCCTGCATTGCCTGGTGGTGTATCAGAAACATTAGTACCTGCTGTAGATGGCGAATATATTCTTAAATTTAGGGATGATGGTGGGAGGCTAAGTTCTGGTGAGGCATCTGTAGTTGTTACTAATCCAGATCCTTTCCCAAAACTTGTTACATTTACAGATAGGGAAGATACAGATAGTCCTCCTTTCGGCGGTACAAAAGTAGATTGTTTTTATAGTGATGAAGTAAATGGTCTTGTCTTAGGTTCATTAGAAACATTAGATTCTGTAAGTGATTTTGATGCTATTGCTGACTTTGATTTCTTAGGTGCTGTCGATATAACAGGTGGTAGTTATGATTTTGCAAGCATATTAGATTTAGGTTCTACACACCCCTTAA